TTCTTGATGTGTGTAGCTTTCTCAGAGATGGTGAGCAGGAGTCTGTGGATTTCTGTAATCTCATCCACTTCTTTGTAGTTCTTGCTTTCTGTGTTGTACAGCTTATCAGCACCCTTGAAAGGAAGCTCCTTTCTTGCTGTGTTGATAATGTACGTCTCTTTTGGATTTAGATGTTTAATTGATGTTGATTTACCAGTGCCTGTAGCACCCACAATTGCGATTAATTTACTTGCCATTTTTTAGTTGTTTTTATCCAAAGATACATCAATATCTTCCGATTTCAAAATTTCTTTTCTTACATCCAGGGCCTTTGGATCTTTGAGAAGAGCATTGAATGCAGCCATTGCATCCTGATGACTCCATGAGCCAAACTTATACTCTCCATCAATTTTCACAACGTACCAAGGATCTTTTCCTAATGATTCTTCTTTTACTAGTTCTAGTTTCATATATATCTGATTTTTGTTTTATCGAAAAATTCTAGTGCCTTCTGTAACCATTTCAGTTCAACAGTTTCATCAGAGCTAATAATATAAATCTGGGCTTTCTTATCTGGATTATCATATTCCATAGCCATACATCTGTTGATCTTCTGAGCTAGATTCTCACCATTGCTATCAAAGTAGTTGATAATCACACGATTAAGTGGTTTGTATGTAACACCTGTATTACCAATCTTGACAACAGCTAAGTGCTTACCCTTACCCTCCACAAAATCATCGAAGATTTTCTTCTCTTCTTTCTTGCTATGGTAGCTTGGTATGCCCAGCTGGTCAGCAATCTTGGTGACACCACAGAACACTAGTATACGATCATCCTTGTGTTCACTCAGTATCTTTTTGGTTCTTCTGAGCTTTGCTATACTATTCTGGATGATTCGCATTCTAGCTAGTCTAAGAAACATAGTAGATTTACCTGATCTTTCTAAACCATCAATCACATAACCATAGGCATCAAACTGCTGTTTTTCAGTGCGTTGCTTACCTTTGTAGTTATTTTTGATTAGATCGTCCAGAGGCACTTTTACCACTGTGATTTCATAGTCTACAACAACACCCTCTTGTATAGCCTGCTCAATTGAATAAGTGGCTGATACAGAGAGATTTAACTCTTCATAGAGTGTTCTTTCTGTATGGCTAGATAGTGTTCCAGTGAGACCTAATACATGACCAGCACCTGTTGATCTAAAAGAGTCATGATTAGCTATAAGTTCTTTCACAGCCTCTATCTGAGCCTCTGACAATAGATGTATCTCATCTATAACAATAAGGTCAAATGAGTCTTCCAGGTGCTTTTTAATGGATAAATGGGTAGTATAAGTTACATTACTGTCATCCCACCCACGCTTCTCAAAGTCATCTTTCCAGCTCTGCTTAATCTTATTGTCTGGATAGGCTATAAGCACATTCGTAGGCTTTAGCTTCTCAAGAATGTTGATGGTGGTATAAATCTTGCCAAACCTGGGACACAGATTAAGTATCCCAAACTTGCCACTATTTAACCACGCATCAGCAAACTCTTTTTGACGTTTATCTCTTATAGTCATGTTCAAAGATTGTTGTAAGAGACCAGAACAGCCATTCTGTACTGATTGCAACATACTTATCATCTGTATTAATACTGTTCACTATACTAATAGTGGGAATAAGTACAATTTGCCAGAAATGGTCTCTCTTGGTAGGTAATGTGTTAAATGTTTTAAATGTAATTCTCATAGCGTTTTTATTTGTTTAAGAAATAGGTTTTGTAATCTTCTTCATACATCCATTTAAAGCCTTTGTGAGACTTTCTTTTGCCTTTACAGCAACTGCATATGTGAGAATCTAATGCTCCAGGTACATTCATGCAGGCATCGACTGTAGACTTGTGTGTAGTAATATAATTTAGATCCATATCTAGTTGAACAATTGGAATTTTATTAGCTTCTGCTATCTTACTTCTAGTTTCTTTAGAAATAGGATTATTTTTCATGTATTCTTTTCTCTTTTCTGAAAACTCAATACTCATTTTTCTATTCTTGTTCGCTTTAGATATTCTCTCCTTAACATCATCAGTATGCTTTTTTCCGTAAAAAGGATTATTTTCTCCTTTTACTTGTTGAGATTTGAGATAACGAGTTTCTTGAGAATGAGAAAATCCTACTAATCCCTCTCCACCATCAGTATGATTTTTAAGCATAAAATTCCAGGATTTAAATATCTGGATATAGAACTTCTCCATTTCTGAAGATTGCTCCTCAGGGCAAATGTCTAGTTCCTCAATAAGGGGAACTAGTCCTTGTCTGCTTAGTTTTCTTATCCATGTACAAATCTTTCTATTGTATCTTCTGCTGTCTATAATATGACCACTCAACCTTTGGGATAGTGGAGTTATAGTCTTTCCTACATACACAATCTCTTTGGTCGTAGGATGGGATAGGGTATAAATGTAACATTGTTTCATGGAGCAAATATATGGTATCTTCTCGAAACTACCAAATTTATTTTTCCAGAAAGAATGTTTTATTTACAACTGATTCATAGTCTGCATCAGTCATATCCTTCATTTTCTTTAACTCCTTAAACATCCCTATTTGACCCATAAAGCCCAGACCAACACGCACATCATCTTCTCCATAAGAATTCTTAATAAGCCTGAGGCTTCTGAAATACTTAGCACCGAATTGATCTTTCAGCTTGTTGATGGAATATCCAGAAGGATCATCCACCTTATATCGCAAGGGATCAAATAATGCTAGTACAACATCAGCGTCATTCTGTGTTTGTGAACTATCAGCAAAATCCTCTAGCTGGGGCTCAACGTCCCCATTTTTAATTCTAATAGGATTACTGATGTCACGATTGAACTGACTAACAGCCACTGGTGTATAGCCATAGAAATCTCTGGCATACCTCAGCTCGTCAGACATTTTATCAATAGCTGCCTTCTTAGTAGTTTGATCCTTGGTAGTTTTGAGCAAACCTATGTGGTCAATAACTACAATAGTTATTTCACTAGGATCATTAGGAACATAGATTTTGTTATACTCATCCACCTGTTCTATTCTACCGTTCTGTAGAGCGTGGGCTTTTAGCTCCTTGGCTATACCTACAGCATTCTCAGGACCATCGATGATTGTAATAGTCTCACCCATGTTTCCCATATAGTCTTCATACATAAGAAACAGATCGTGCTCATCCTTGGTCATCTTTTCTGTCCAGCCAAGCAGCTTGTTAACAGGGATGATTGTTCCTGTATCCAAGAATATCTTCCTGCTCACCCATTTAGCCAGCTTATAGGTTCTAGATCGCTCCATAGAACGATATATCACACGCAGCTTGATTCCTGGGTTTTTCTGTGTGATGTACCAGTCATAGGGATTGAGAACAAATGCATCATCAATAAAGCTGGTTTTACCAGAGCCTGTCAAACCACCTACAAGAAAATACATGCTCTTTCTAATCCCTATGTAACGATTAAGTCTGTTGAAACCCATAGGAATGCCACCATTCCTACCATCCAAACCATTCTGTACCTCTTGTTTAAGTTGTTCAAAGCTCATTACCTTCTTCTTTAGAATTATTAAAAATTACTTCTATTCTAACAGTGGTACCATCATCCTCATAATACTGGTATATATTATAATAGCTGTTTTCAGTTGGTTCACCAAAAACAATATCCTTAGCTTGATCTTTTAAAGGATCACAGATTCTAACTTGACCTGACTCAAGTTTTATACTTCCAAGATGTTTACGTTTCATATATCAGTTCCTCCTGCCACAGGTTGTGACTCTTTAATTGTTTCACCAGCTCTCACGAGCTCAATGAATGGCTCAAATGTTCGCTGGTTTAAATATGTGAGTGAATTCTGCTGAAAGGATAGCTTATTTGTGCTAGTTTTTAGGGAGTTCTCTTTCTTTTGCAACACCTCAAACTCTAGGGCTGCAATCAATTCATCAATTGTATACTCTCCTTCCTCTAGTATCTTCTTAAGTTTCACCTTACATTCATCCTTCTTTACACGCATGCTTCTAGATCCGCTGAATGATTTTCCTTTGTATGAGAATGTATCAGTGCCTGGGTAGGCTTTCCACCATCTCTCAAATTCATCATCCACCTTCTTTCTAACAAGGACAACTTCTTCTCCTTGCGTATGTAAAAATTCTAGCAGATCTTTACCAACAGTGGATGCAGCACCATCTTCTGTGATGAGCCCTTTTCTCACCACACCCTGAAAGAGAACCCCCAGTTTGGGGGTCTCTTCACAAAGCGTTTTGA